GTTCTAGTTTATGTGGGGAGAGAAGCACGTGAATGAAACCTTAGCATTGGATGAGGAAAAAACCCTGTTGGGTTGTTTGCTGATGGGGGGTGTTGGCACGGGTGAGGTGTTCACCCTGGTTGAAGCCAAGGACTTTCAGCATTGGGCGCACCAGTCGGTGTTTGCGGTTATGCAAGATTTATTCATGGCGGGGGTTGATATTGATGCTATTAGTGTGCTAGGGGGTTTGGAGAAGCGGGGCGAGCTGGGGCGTATTGATGGTAGTGTGGTGCATAACCTGCTATCCAAGGCCACGATGAAAAGCGACATACCATTTTTGGCGGGGAATGTCAAGGAGCGTTCACGCAAGCGCCAATTATGGTCATTGGCCGCGCATATGGAAACCTTGTGCAAGGAACCGTCGGTCACTTCAACGGATGTTTTGGGCAGGGTGCGTGACGGTTTGGATAACATTATGCTATCGTCGTCGGCGGGCGGGGCTCACCATTTAGCGTTCGATGAATCGTTGAATTGGTTAGCTGATGCTATGGCCGGGCAACTCCCACAGGGGGTGATGACTGGTTTTCGTGGGCTTGACGCAATGTTGCAGGGGTTGCAGGGTGGGCAGTTGGTTGTGGTTGCGGCACGGCCTGGGTGCGGTAAATCCACGTTGGCGGTTGATTTTATGCGGGAAATCAGTATCAGGAATGGGGCTGCTACCTTTATGTTTTCGTTGGAAATGTCTTCGAGGGAGATTCAGCAGCGTATTTTGGCCGCGGAAACTTGCACGAATATTAGTGCGATTCGTGGCGGGCATGTTTCGGTTGACCAGTTTGAGACGCTTAAGCGGAAGGCTGGGGAAATATCGGATGCCCCTATCTATATTAGTGATGATGCTAGCCAGACGATTATGGATATTGTTTCGAGATCAAAAATTGAGGTGCGCAAGAATGATGTGCGACTCATAGTCGTGGACTATTTACAGCTCATCACCCCCGCCAATGTGAATGTTCCAAGGCAGGAGCAGGTGGCGCAGATGACACGTCAGCTGAAAATTCTTGCTAAGGATTTGAATGTGCCTATTGTGTTGGTTGCCCAGCTGAATCGGAATAGTGAAAACCGTGATGGGGGCACCCCTAGGGCTTCTGATTTGCGTGAGTCTGGGGCGATTGAGCAGGATGCTGATATTATCCTGCTAATTGATAGGCCGGATGCGAAAGACCCTGACCACCAGCGGGCTGGTGAGGCGGATATTATTATTGCTAAGAATCGTGGTGGGGCGACTGGTGTGCATACGATTGCTCACCAGCTTCACTATTCGCGGTTTAAAGAGTTCCCCCAAGGAATGTGATTCTTGCCACATTGGTTTGACAGGTGGGTCACATTCGTGTATAATATATGGCGTAAGTAAAGGAAACTTCAATGGCTAAGAAAAGGTTGAGAAGTGAGTTTGGCTGAACAGTTCACCACCGTGGTGGACGCGATGGGGCCTAAACCCCCCACATCATACGAATGGTTGGATAGTTTTGGTGAGGAACGCGGGGCCATGGTTGAGGCCCTGACCAGGCGTGATATGGTTTTACATGACTTGTGGCTGGTTGCTTCATCGCTGCAGGGCAACCCCTACCCGCACCAATACAAGGCGTTTTGCGCCATGGTTGCGAATCTGCGTTCCGGTAACTATTAAGATTTTTTAAGGAAGGTAAAACATATGGGTGACGTTGATAAACTACTTGCTGCACCCCCGAAAGGGGTCACGCCTGGCGTGGTGATGGACGGCATCGAGGGGGTTGTGACCTCACCGCCGCGCACCACCCCACCATCTGAGGATGATTGGGGGCACGTGTTGGAGGCGTTCGGGCTTGATCCCGAGAAGTATTCAGTCGAAGGTCCGGTGCGGCATTCGGCTTGGGAAGTGCCAGGGCACGGTGTGCAGCATGCTTACCGCGCTAAGGTTGTTCTCAGGCCACAGCATAATAGTGACATTGAGGACCTGTTGGATTCCATTTATTTGGAGCCGGTGAATAATGTCACACGTGACGGAAACTGGTTGACCATTGTGCTGTCCGACACGCATATTGGGAAGAGTGTTGAGGCCGGTGCTGGTACCGAGTATTTGATTGACCGGTGGAAAACCGGGGTGATTCGAGCCTTAGAACACCATGAGAATATCGGTGGGGTGAACCTGGTTTTTGCCGGTGATTTGATCGAGGGCTACACGTCGCAGGATGGTAAGATGATTGCCGAGTGTGACTTGACTTTGGCGGAGCAGCTGCGCACCTGCCAACACTTGGTGTCGTGGACTGTTCAGGAAATCCTATCACATGTTGATGACCTGGTTGTGGCCACAGTGCCGGGCAACCATGGTGAAACAACACGCAAACAGTCCCGCCCCATGTCCGACAACTACGACATCATGATCGTTTCCGCAGTTCAGGACGCTTTCAGCATGGTTGACCCGTCGATGATGGTGGGCAAAAACGTTCGCTGGCTGTACCCAGACCACACCCGGGGCAGCGTCACCTACGACTGTGGCGGCACCGTGTTCACGATCGTGCACGGGCATTTATTCAAAGGGCAAATCAGTGGTGCGGAAAAATGGTGGTCTGGCCATATTGCTAATGATAGTGAGGAAGCATTTGCCGATGTTCTCATTAGTGGCCATTTTCATAATTTTCATATCGAATCATGGACGGCTAAGCGCTGGATCGTGAGCGCCCCGGCGTTGGAAAAAGAATCCACCTGGTTCCGTAACCGCACCGGATCAACGTCATACGGGGGCGTGCTGTCGTTCGTCACGGTTGATGGCGTGCCACGTAACATTAACATTTTCTAAGAAAGAAAGGATCATATCATGGGTGATTACTATAAGTTTGGGGATGCTGAGGTGTGGGACATTTCACGGCATTTGACCGGGAACGCTGCCCAAGCTGTACAATATATTGCGCGTTCGTGTCGGCTCGATGGGCTGAATAAGTATGCTGACCTGGTGAAACGTATTGAGGATTTGGACAAGGCGCGGGACATGTTGCTTGATGAAATCTACCGGCTTATCGGCGAGGAAGCCGCCCCTGACGATAAGGTTAGCCTTCATGTTGATGATGAGTATGAGGGTGTGATTCATGATGAAGCCTAGGGATTTTTTTCTACAGTTTTCTGCGGATGGTGTGCCCCGACCCCAGGGTAGCAAGAAAGCGTTTCTTCGTGGTAAAAAAATTGTCATGAAAGAATCCGCGGAAGGTCTGAAGGAATGGCGGGAACATGTGGCGAGTGCGGCGGCAACCCACATGCAGTACCGGGGCTTAAAATGCCTTGAGAAAACCCCCATGTCGGTGAAGCTTGCTTTTGCCATGCCCCGCACTAAAAGCATGAAACCAACTGATGGTTTGGAGATGGTGCAACGGCCCGATATTGATAAGCTTGAACGCGCAATCCTTGACGCCCTCACCGGGGTAGCATTCAAGGATGATTCTCAGGTTTGCGCACTCCATGCCGTTAAACGCCGCTGCGCCCCTGGTGAACCCCCGAATGTGTTTATCGAGGTGGAACCAGTGAAAGGCCCGGTCATCGCATGGTAGACTATGAGTTAAAAGAGGAACTGCTTCGTGAAACCCGTGAGGTGTTTATTGGTTTGCGTAGCCTGGTTGAGTCGGTGGGTAACCGTCGCATGCAGAATGCTACGCACGCGGATTTAGCGGTTGAGCTTATCGACTACCCGGATGCGGATTTGAAACATTTGGGCATGCTAGTTCAGCTGTTGGTGTCGCGTGGGTCTATGCATTCTGGTTGGTTAAGGTTTTTCTGGGTTTCTAAGAGTGGCCGGGTTGTTGGGGCAGCGAGTACCCTAACCGCGGATGATGTGTGTGATATCGCTTTCGAAGTGGAGCATGCTATCAACCAGGCCTACAATGACTTTGAAGAGCTGGAAGAAATTTTCGATGCGTGGGCTAAGCAGCGCCTGTTTTCTAAGCGAATCCTTGGATACAGTGACTATGTGCCGGATTGGGTGCAGTATGATGTGGCTGCTGAGAAAATCGGTTGCCCCCCATCGTCTATTCTTGAGGCGGTGAATCGTGATTTTATACGGCACAAAATGCATCTTGGTGCTTTGATGGTGGATTTGCGCAGTGTGCGGGCTTGGCGGGCTGGCCGGAAACACTAGGATTTTGTTGTGGCATGGTATAATATTCCCCTGAAAATTGTTTGTTTAAACGCTTTTTAGGGGAATATTTTTATGGGTTTATCGGCTAGCGCTAGGGGCTACGGTAAGATGCACCAGCGTGCCCGAGAGGGCTTGATGCTTCGTTTGCGTGATGGTACTCCGTGCCCGTGGTGTGGCCGGCCAATGTATGCTGTTGCTGTGAAGAATTTTGATGGTAAGCCGCTTGCTGCTGACCACCTGAATTTTCATGGGGCGAGGAATGGTGAATTGCCGGAACGTTTGTTGCATTTTACTTGCAATAGCCAGCGGGGTGGTGGTGAGGTTACCACTAGTAGTGTTCGGAAGATTGTTGTGATGGGTCCCCCGTGTGGGGGTAAAACTACGTGGGTTAGTGAGCATGCGAAACCGGGGGATATAAGGATTGACTATGACCATTTATGTAATCTCATTGGCGGCTACCCTATCGGTAATCATGATTACCCACAAGTGGTGGCAAGACTGGTGAGGAAGGCTAGGCTGCTACTTATTAGGGAAGCTTTGAGACAGTCGGAGACGGACGTGTATATTATTCACTCCACACCCAGCGAGTCGGCACTACTGCGCTATGCGGAAGCCGGGTGCGAGTTTAAACGCGTTGATCCTGGTGAGGCGATTGTTCGTGAGCGGTGTGCTCGCCTGCGCCCGAAATCGTTCATGCTTGGTGTGGATAAATACTATGAGAGTATGCGTAAGAAACCCGCGCCTGTCACCCCTGATGGTGGTGGCGGTTCGGGTTTTTGGGGCTAGAGTTTGAGAGGTAAAACATATGGCCAGAATATATGATGGTAAGGAATACCCGGAGGATTGGCTGTCTGGGGGCCGGTTCGTTTACGATTCCTACCGGGAAGAACCCAAGTCCGTGAGCATGGAAAATCTTATCATTATCGCATGCCGTCAACGTGACCGTATTGACCGCTTGAAACGCGAGTATGGCAAGATTGTGCGGGGTGTGGTGAAGCAGGTTGAGGAAGAAAAACCTAAGAAGAACGCCAACAACATTGATGATGAGGATGACGAGCTGCCCCGCTATATCGTTGTCGTGGACTCTTTGATGGGGGAGATTCGCAACCAAGAAGATCTATTCCGCAAAACCATTAACGACGTGGAACGGCACCGCATCAACGCCGTGAAACAGATAAGGAATGAAAAAGACAATGGTGACAGCTACTACGTCGATGGTAAAGAGAAAGCCTTTTCCGAAATCATCGGCTCACAAAACTTTAAGGGGTAAACAGAC